ACCTGCATAACCTGCTATATCAACCCAACTATCCTGATGATTAGGATTCTTAGCTAATCTTGCCATCTTAACCCATGCCATGCATAATGCCACATCTTCTCTAGTTACGTGCTTTTTTAATATAAGGCTCCATCCTTGCGCTATATCATTGAAGTTAGTAAATGCATCTCCGTACTCCTTATCTCTATCTCCTGTAATAAGTTCACTTGCTTTTTTTAGTATCACTTCTCTTGGAATCATTAGTGTACCTTTTTATTAAAGTTTGCATAAACAACATTACCATTTACTTTTTCTATCTTTTGTAATGGTTGTACATTTACATCTTTTAACCTAGTCTGTGCTTCAATAACTACATTTTCAAGCATTGTTCTCATCGTAATACCTATCTCTTCCATCATACCTGAACAATTAAATGATCCATCATATATTTGAAGTTCATTTCTTTCAGGATCATAAGTGCAAAATACACTATAAGTATTATCAGGTAACATTACCTCATGTACTATTTCTTCTTCTTTGTCGGACATACTGTCAACTCCATAAAATCATCAGCATACATTAGTGCTAACGGACGTTTTCGATCACCTTTTAATATTGCTACTGGTTTTGTAGCTTTCATCATATTAGTCTCTGCTTGTTCTAAGGCAGCATATACAGCAAAGGATGATCTTGCTTTGCATTCAACTGTCCAAGGAAACAATCTACGTGCCAAAGGACTAAGACCTATATCAGGTCCATTAACTCCACCAGGAGTTGACGTAACATCATCATCCTCAACACCTTTAAGATGTTGTTGAAGGTAATTACGTACCCACTGTTGAAGTTTGCGTCCTTTAGCTTTAGCAGACGCTACACTTATTCTATTTGAAGACCGTGTAGTGGTGGTAGGCATTTGCCGATTTCGATTTAGGGTTTCGTTCATACTTTAGATCAGGCCAACAAGTATATCGAAAGCTACAATAAGAACAAGTCATACCTAACTTTCTATTACCTGTTGGTTTACGATAAAAGAACTCTTCCTCATCAGTAAATCCACGTACAAAGTTGTCTTCTGTAGCTTCTTTATATCGAGTTATAGTATCTTCTATCTTATTGGTATAGCTTTCTTCATCATCAGGATCAGCTTGAACTATTTTCATGTCACCTGTTTCTTTGTTGATTGCTATCCAACCACCTGCCTTTATCTCTGGAGTCTCTTCTCGTTCAGCTTTAGTGTAACCAAACAACTGTGAGCAGTAACCAAAGTCATCATTTTGTTTCAATGCCTCATAAGAAGCGAACTTCTTTTCAAAGGCAAACCTCGATGCACTTTTAATATCCCACAAAGAGAAACCGTTACCATCTCTGATAACTAAGTCTAACTCTCCATTAATGTAATCTCCATCAGGAGTCTTATATCCTACTCTTTTGTTTAAGTCTACTATTTCTACTCCTGCAGCCAGTAGGATAGCAACAGCAATAACTTCAGTCATATCACCGTATAACATTTTTATACGAAAAGAATTTGACTCAGGAGCTTTAGGCCAACCTAGTTTCTCTGCGTGTAATTGACAGAATGGTTTACCTACCTGAGACATGGAGGGAAGTTTAGCTCCCCCCTTTCTCCTGAAGTTGAACTTACCTAGCTTACTATTAAACATCTGACTAGCACGAAACACTATGTCATCTGGAATCTTAGGATCACCTGCTAGGTAAGAATCAATAGTTGTTTGGAGATCCATCCTAGAATGGAATCTCATCGTCAATGGTTTCACCTACATCCAGATCAGTTTTTACCTGACCAGGAACCATATTTTCTCTCATCTTATCGGCTACTTGTTCGTTCTCCATAACGATAAGATCAGCAAAGTCTTGTATATAACCTCTTGTAACATCGTTAAGTGACTTACGATCACCAACCATAGGAGTATACTTTAATACAAAGTACTTATTAGAACCTGCCTTCTTCATTTCGTAACTTACTTTTATGTCACAATTGAATGGCTCCATCTGGTACTGTTTTTTAAGCATAGGAATTAATTGACCTATCGAATAAAAGTTAGATGGTCCTAGCTTGATCCTGAATGGAACCTCATCAATCTCTACCTTTTCACCAGAGGCAGCAATAGGTTTTTCCATACGTATCAAACCGAATAGGTTTCTACTTAACTTAGCTTTAGATGCAGTAGCGTAGGCAATAGGATCAGCTGCACGTAGCTTTTCTCTATCTGCATTGCTTACCCAACCACATTTATCTCCTCCATACCAATCTAACGCTTTATGTTTAAAACTTCTAAAGTGTTGAGATATATTAGAGAACTTCTGAGAGTCTGGATCGTATACAGAAGTTTGCATAGTCTCTGCAAAGATCCTGAAGTAGGTATCTTTAGCAAAAACATCACCATAGTCAGGGTGATTCAATGCTATTGATGGTGCAGGAATACCCTCTACCATTTCCCCATTATGCTCTGTGGTATTATCTTTATTAATCCTGGCCCTTGCCAAGTTAGGACCACTATCCATTGGGACAGTGTATAACATGGAAAAGTCAGTAGTATTTTCATCAATCTTAATTAATCCATTCATGTAAAACTCCAATCATTAAATGAAAAATGCTTATAACATAATTTTATTATTTTGTCAATTAAAATCTTGTTGCTCCATCCAATTATTTCCATGAGACATTTCTACCTCAAGAGGAATGTAATCAGGTAGTCCAAAGCGTTTCTTTGCTTCCTCTTGTGCATCTAATAAACACTGTGGGCCTATATCCTTAACTATATCTATCTCATCTGGATGGGTATCAATCAAGACACTATCATGTACCGTGTTAATGACTACACTTTGTAATCCTTTCTCTTTTAGTTTGTTGAATAATAATATCACACCTAATGGTACGATCTCTGCTGTAGCTACAGACTGAACAGGATAGTTTACTATCTGAGTCTTGAAGTTAGCATTACCTGATCTGTTTCTTTGGCAGTCGGGGAAACTAAACTGTCTACCTGTAGCAGTTGTAACTAATTTGGTTGCTATGGCTTCGTTCTGAAGTTTGTCATGCCACTTAAAGATCCCTTGATACTTTCCGAAGAACTCTTTGAAGTAAATTTGTTGAGCAGGAGTCCCTTGAGTTCCACCGTACAATGGACGGAAGGTGGAAGCTTTTGCTGCTCCTCTGTCAGTAACTTCTCCATTGTCGGAGAGGACTTTGGCAGTGTAGGCGTGAACGTCAAAGCCAGATTCGACTTCTCGTTTAACTGTTTCATCAGTTGCGAGTATTCCTGCAACCCTAAACTCAAGTTGACTGTAATCAATTTCGACAAGTGTACCTCCTTCAAATCTACTTACAAATGCCTTGCGAACTGGAAACAATCTACCTTTAGGCATATTCTGTAGATTAGGATTACTACTACTTAAACGACCAGTAGAAGTAATACATTGATTAAAATTAGCATGAAGTAAGCCGTCACTTTTTATTCCCTTCTTGATCCCTTCAATAAAGGATGCACGATATGTATCTATTGCTGATAGTCTGATTAGTGATTCAAGAAATTTCTTTACATCAGGATCTGTGGTAGTTCTGAGATGTTCTGTAAGTGTTATCTTATCAGTCTTAAACCCACCAGCAGATGCTAGTTCTGATCTAGGCTTGATGCCAAGACCTGCTACCTCATCTACTTCTAAGTATAGTACACCTAATCCTTCACAGTATTCACACTTACTAGGTTTCTTAAAGTTACTGCCATCTTTCTTTTTCTTGTAGTAAGTACCTTTACCATAACAGCTACCACACTTTATAACTCTAGTCTTGTATGCTTTCTTAAAACATTCTTTGGCAGCAGACATAAAGCCTTCTTGGGTCATGTAAGGTCTACGCTTTGGCTTACCATTATCATCCACCCCTATATCCATAACCTCTTTCCAGAGCTTCTTATCTTTTAGATTGCATGAGTAGACTACACTGGATAGCTGTTCGGGAGAGGATAAGTTAACGTCTTTATCTCCCATAAGCTTCCTGGTTTCTGTTTGAAGATACCTAGTAAGTTCTTCCTGTTCTCTTTGATAATCTATATCCACCTGATCAAGTACGTTCATATCAATAGCCATACCTGATCTCTCGATATCTGTTAATACAGAACAGAACTCACACATAAGATCTCTTATAGGTAGCAGAGATATGTTGTCATCTTCTCTGAATAATCTTTCTTGTTTCTGGAATATATCAGCAGTAGCTAGTATATCGTCACGTAGGTATGAGATCTGTAGGTTTTTAGGGAGGTCACTATAGTTTAGCCCCTTACTAAGCATATCTTTTAATACATCTTGTTTTCTAACAGAATCATACTTATGAGATAGTGCTTCAAGACTAAGCTTGTTACGGATACCTTTACTCAGAACGTATTCATTAATCATGGTATCAATAATCTTTACATCACAATCAATACCAATCTCACGCAACCATGCTACATCAAACTTAGCATTATGCGCTACAACATACTTTGCATTACTCAATACCCTTTTGAAAGTATTAAACTCTGTAAAGTTACTATCCTCAATGTTTAATATAACTACTTCATTATCAAAGTATTTTGTTACGAGTTCACTACCAATAAAATACCCATGTGGAGATCTTAGTGTGTAACCTAATGCTACGAAAGTATTATCTTTGTTATACGGTGAGGGATCATTACGATTCCCACCTAAATCTATTTCAAGATCTAATACAACTGCATATTCAGTCATCGTTTTAATCCTGCTGCCTGTTTATCCAACATACGATCCATCACTGTACGCTCACGCCTTACAGCTTTTAAGATAGATTTATTTACGTTCCTTCTTTCTCCTTTTGAAGTGTAAGTAGCACCAGATTTTTTTCTTTTTGGCATATTATATATCCTTATATATATTATTTAAATATTATTTATATATGTATGTAATAGTTCTCTCCAGCGGATAACCAATCCTATTAGCATGGATTTTGTGATCTGTCAAGACAATTAATCAACATAACGTGATATTTTTGGTTCGATGCGAACTGTAGCTCTACCATGTGAACCTCCTAACTTGTTCTTTGATACGTGCAAATACCTCAAGAAGTTGTCATCTTGTGTCTCTGTATTCTCCTTTCCAATACCAATAATTACATCAGCTTCTGCTGCCTTACCTATCTTAGAGTTAGCCATCTGTGTAAATCGTAATGATGTCCTGCCATCAGCT